CGGAAGTTGGCGACCGAGAAATTCACTCGGTTTATCTTGCACTTTGTTGCAAGCTTTCGACCTATCGCCTCTACGGTGATAAGGTCTTCATCCCCTATAATCCAGGGGTTAACCGATATACTTTCGGTAAATTAAGTCTATATCAGACCTTTGGTCGCTATTTGCCACCTCGAATTCGAAAAGACTTTTCGAATCTCCCAAAAATTCTTTGGGATAAGCTCGAAGGAGCTTGGTTGGCAAATATGCTAACAATTCTCTTGAATGAAGAGATCGACCTCACGGTTGTGGATTGGTCCCTGATTGAATCAATCAGGTCTTACAAACGGTGGTTTGTAATCTTCAGTTTGAAGAATGCATACGTCGGAATACGACGTAAAAAGAAAGTTCCTTTCCCCTTCGGAAAACGAAGGTATCGAGTTATTGTAACTCGCCAGATGAATCTACCTGGTTTCCGGAAATTATTATCCGGTTTAAAGACCTTTTCGGCCTGGCTGCAATTCTCAGCCTTATGTTCCGACTTAAATAGTCGGCCAAAGGAGCTTCCCTGGTTTCCAGGGTGGGATTCAAATTTGAAATTACCAAAGCTCCCTTGGTACCCAAAAACTGGGCAATATTCCAAATTTCGGAATTTAATAGATCCTTTTGATAAGGATCTTTCAACCATTCGGTTGATCCTCCAAATGAAATCATTTGGCCGGGCACTCCCATGCCCAACTACAGAAACATGTAGGGACGCACTTAAAGAATGCGTTAATGTCCTTACAGTTAGTAAGGACTTACCTGATCAGGTATTAGATACATTTCGTATCTTTTCCGGTAAATTAGCGGATCATCTGGGGGTTGGAGAGGCCCCAAGAGCTACTCACGTTTCTGTGAGTACTTCCGCCTGTTGTGGAAGTACCACCAGTGAAGGTGGTAAGGCAAATGCCTTAAGATCTACTTTAGATCTTAATTCCAACCCAAATGATTGGTTCTTCTATAATGAAGGTATTGTGGAAACTCCACAAGACAATCTTTTTGATTGTTGGGGCAGAAACTGCCTAACAACAAGTGTGCTGTTATCACATCCAAAATTGGATGTGACAAACATGATTTGGTCATGTTTTTATCGGAATAGTACCGATATTGGCGTAATTCGTCAAAGAGGACCCATCAAACCGATGGACGTGACAATAGGTTCACGTAATAGACCACATGTCTATATACGGCATAATGAGGCCGTATACCCGCGTCCTCGGCGGGACCTTCTCGCCACACTAGGTTGGCGTCACGCCGAACTTTTTAACGGCGAATTAGGGGAAATTTCCCTTCTTCTCTCTTCTGGAGAATCGCTTTCGTATGGAAAGTTCGATCGGAAACCCGATCTGTTCTTAGTTAATTCTAAGACCCGTTTACGACTTCCACTTTGGAAATCAACGGATCCGGTAACTTTTATACCGGTTACTCCACCCGAGTGTGAGTTACTGGTTCTGGCTGAACCAGGGGCTAAATGTCGCCCACTTACCAAGAATCGTACTTGGTTAACCCTGATATTTCAGAGTATGCGGTTCCAAATTGAACCGATCGTCGCTAGGGACGGTAGAGCCCGAATCGGGCTACGCCACACTAATAAGATGTGGGATTTCCTCAAATATTTGAGGAAGTCCAAATTTGGACCTGGAGCAATTGCCCAGAGCACTGATTATAGTGCTGCAACAGATCATTTAGATCTGAAATTGATTTTTTCAATTTGGCAACCATTTGTTGCCCGTTTACCCAAAACACATCCGTTTCGGGTATACTCCAAATTAATTTGGAGCAATCGGAAACTTATTGTTCCGAAATATATCACGAATGATGATATTACTCACCGTTGTGGTAGTTTCATGGGCGAACCGCTCAGTTTTATAACATTAACGTTATATAATCTCCTACTTGAGGAGATTACCAATCATTATTGGTTATCCAAGGAGATTCCTTGGAGTCCTCCAAGGATTATCACCCTTGGTAAATCGCCTTGTGCGATTTGTGGCGATGATCTCGCCGCCATACGGTATAGTATGGATCATGTTGAACTTTTCAACAAGTTAGTCAGAGAGTCTGGCTCTAAACTTTCACCTGGAAAGGACGGTAAGTCTTACCGTGTCCTCATCTTTACTGAGGATCATCTGTTAATAGATGAAAACGTAGATTTTATCTACGTAGACGTAATCAAAGCCCGTCTATTGACGAGAGTTGTACGTCAACACTCCGATAATCGGAGTTCAATCCTGGGTAAGGGCAGGATGTTGAGCAATCAGCTCGATTACCTAGAAAATACTGGGTATTCTGCACGGGTTATGCAGATTTATTCCTACATTAGGAATTTAGAATACAAGGATTACTTTACAATTTGTAAGTATCCTTGGTTCCTGCCGCCCATATTAGGTGGTGCCGGGATTCCCGTCGATAAGATCCCAGAATGGGGTCAACCTTACTTAAAGGTTATATCCGATTGGATATTAACGAGCGATTGGCTCACTTTACTCAAGCTTAAAGGCTTGAATTCCCCAGATAGTAAAGGGATTACTGTTGATGAAACAGTCCTTAGGTTATTAACTCAACAACTTAAGAATTTCAAAATTTTTGAAAAGGTTGAAAATTTCAACCCAACTGCACCATCTCGCAGTTCGCTTTTTTCGGTCTTTTCCGATAAGGCGGTCTTCAAGTACCTTGAAGATAAAGGGGCTGATATGCCCCCCGACCCATATGAGGGCCGTACAAGTCGAGATCTTGTTTCCGACGTGGCTCGTCGGTATGGCTTTTTGCCATTTTCTGAGTATATTTCTCAGATAGAAAGAGGAATCCTCTTTAATGAGTTTATTATGACTCCACGTTGTCGTTCACAACGAACGCTCTCTGATTGGGAGCGCAGCTCCAAGAAATTTTGGAGACGGAAGAATCTTCCATTTATCGAATCCGATAAATATATGTCCATTAAGGACATGCAACGCTTAGAATCTAAGCTTAAGTCCAAGTTTTTTGGATTCGTCGCATCCCGACGAGGACCGGATGATCCTATCCGGTATTTGCCAACAATGGCAATTTCGGCGCGTAGGGGCCGACTTCTGAAAATTTCAGATGAGCCTTGTTTAGGCTCGGGCGAATACGTCCTTGACCGTCAATTAGACGAGTCGTCCGTACCCGACCAACC